GTATATTATATTTACGGAATTTATGTTCGCAATAAATATAAAAATCTTTCACACTACCATCAAACTCTATTACATCTTTATCAAAATCTTCTTCAGTCATACGAAAAGTCTTAACAAAATCTTTTTTTAATAATGTAAGATTTTCTTTTTCATATTTTTCATGATCTTCACTTAAACGTTTTCGACGTTGAAAATCCATTACACTTTCTTCACAAAAACGTTCATGATCACCAGGATATTTGAGTCTTTTTTGTTCAATCTCCCATTCACAATATTGAATCTGCCAAAAATAGGGGCTGAAGTTGTAGTCACCATTATTGATTTTATCTAATAAGGGTAAGTCTTTATGGAGTGGTTTATTTTTAGCAGACCATCTTCTCCACCAAAGAAATTGATTGTATTTAAGTTTTTGAAGTTTAGATAAATTATTTTCAATAACTTTAATAGGATGCATTTTCTTGTTAAGATAAAAAAAGGCTTGGCAAAAGCCAAGCCTAAATCTTTTTTTATTTATTTTATTAAGCTAAATTTCTTCTAGAAAAGGCATTTTTGATATAATTACCAATTTCAGCTTTTTCTTCTTCAGTTAGTTTAGATAATACAACGTTTCTAAGACCTTTTTTAGAGGGGTTTTCAACATACTCTAAAATTTCAGGATCATTTTTTAATCTTTTAACAACAGCATCTAAAGTCTTATTTCTTTTTTTAACAACAAGCTCTACTAAGGCAAGGGACATACCCTCAGGTAAACCAATATTTTGAATTGCACTAAAAATTGCCCTACCTACAACTGCCAATCCAACAGCTATTACAACAACTACAGCTGTTAAAACTCCTAAAATCATAACTCCTAAAGATCCAACACCAGATATGATAGACCCAAGACCTTTTCCTACTCCAGAAGCTACATTTCCAATTCCTTTACCTATGTCATCAAATGTTCCTTCATCTATAGAATTTTCTTGAAGTTTAGCCTCAATACCTCCTTCAGCCAAATACTTTTTATAATCAAAATCACTCATTTTTTTTAATTTTCAGGGTTAATATTTTTATGTTGGTCTATTTTATTTAGAATAGTTTTTAAAACATCATTAGATATTAAATCTAACATTGAGGCGTTCTTTAAAATGCTAATTAGCTGGAAGACTATAAATGGTATAATGACAGTTTCACTTAACCACCCAGCCCCAATATAAGCACTTTCTATACTTAGAATGGTGGTTAATAAAATAATCCAGAAGAATAAAGATTTAAGAACTTTTAGGGCTTTATAAGTTTTGAATCCTTCACGTTTGGTACCAGCCCAAATCCCAAAAAATCCATCTACAAATAAAACTCCCACCAATGCTAGATATTGTTCAGCATTATTAAGAGTGACGTTCATAAAATATGAACAAATAAAAGAGAGAGTTGTAGATAGTGACAAGGCAAGAATTGTAAGTAGGTTAGTTTTCATGTAAGACTTTAAATCGGTAATACAATATTTTAGCTTACAACCCTTCATTCCAGTCATACGTATTTAAATCTTTATAAGAGTATCAGGTAAAAATTTAATAAATTGTAACCCTGTTATCTTTTTATTAGGATCTCCTTTTTCAGAACTCATCATGGTTTCTTTAAAAAAGTCTATATCTTTTTGTGGTTCAGTTGATAAAAATTTTATAGTAACAAAGTGTTCTTCTTTACCATCATTTCTAAGTTTATTTTTTTCATCAAACTTTTCTGAGGTGATATTATTAACAATGGTTACTTTTCTGGTAGCTCTAATTTCATCAATTACCTCAGTTATGTTAGTCTCTGAATCTGTAACAAGGTAAGCTGTTATCCTATAAATAGGTAAAGCTTCCATAATTAAGTCTTTCAACTTAGGCATACTAATAAATATTGGAGGGGCTCATAAGAGCCCCTCCTTTTATTTGATTTTTTAAATTATCTATTTTTAGCTACAATTGACCAAATACCTCCAATCAATGTTAAAGCAGCTCCTGATAGTTCAGCGAAAGTAGCATCATCAACAATTCCTTTAGTGATTAAAATACCACCAGCGAATGTTAGAGCGTGTCTAATTATTCCTAAAATTTGTTCTTTTGTCATAATATAAAATTTTTATGGTTTATTATAAATATACTTACCCGTCACAACTTACACACTCAACAGTTCTAGAACCTAAATCTCCTTTAATAACACTATCAGTACGAAGATAATAAAGTGTTTTAATACCTAATTTCCAAGCTTCCAAATGAACTTGATTTATCCACTTAGGTGAGTCTGTTGGGTCAAATGAAAGATTTAGTGATTGAGTTTGGTCAATATATTTTTGTCTAATAGCTGCTTGTCTAACTAATTCAAGCTGGTTTACCTCACTAAAAGTTAAATATACTTCTTTTTCATCAGGTGATAATACTTCATCTGGGAGATTTTGGACTGATCCGTTATCAGCTAAGATTTGATCCCATACTCTATCTGTATTTTGTCCTTTACTTTTTAAAAGAGTTTCTAGTTCTTTATTTTTTACAATAAATGTTCCTTTAGCCCCATTAAAAGTATAGATGTTAGCTGGGATTGGTTCAATGCCTGCTGAGCAATTTGAGATTCTTGAATTAGAGACAGTAGGTGCAATAGCAATTAAGTGGGTATTTCTCATACCAGTACCTTTACACCAAGTAGGTTCACCATACTCTACAGCTAATTGACGTGAAGTAGCCTCAGCTTTTTGTTTAATATCACTAAATATGGTATGAGTCCAAGCTGTAGAAGCGATTGAATTAAATGGTAAATTCTTTTGTTGTAGAAATGTATGCCAACCCATTACCCCTAAACCAAGTGCTCTACCTTTTTTAGCGTGTCTCCAAGTACGAATAAGTGATTCTTTACCAGCACTCTTATCAATAAATTCTTGCATCACACCATCAAGGAAACGAATAGCAGTCTCAATTACATCTGTATCTTTCCACTCATCATATTTAGCTAAATTAAGTGAAGATAAACAACAGATAAATGAATGTTCCTCATCAGTATGAAGTGTAATCTCAGTACAGATATTAGTCATACTAACATCTAAGTTATTCATGGCATAGGCTAACGGATTATTTTTGTTAACACTATCCTTAAACATAATATAAGGTTCACCTGTCTCAACTCGAGTTTTTAATATCTCTAACCATAAAGACATGGCTTCACTATCTCTATCATTAAGACGCTTCATAAAAGCATCATCAATAACAACACATTGATGTAAGTTAAGACATTGTCTGTTTGGATCACCTTTAGGTCTACGAATTTGAAAAAATTCTTTAATATCAGGATGATTAATATCTAAATTTACAGATGCTGCTCCTCTACGAACTGATCCTTGATTTGTAGCTATGATTGAAGAATCATAAATTTTACACCAAGGAACAACACCTTCACTTTTACCATTACCAGTAATGGCAGTTCCACGAGGTCTAATTCTACTAACTGAAATTCCAACACCACCTCCAAGGGCTGTTAGTTTCATCAATTCAGCATTTGTTAAACCAATACCTCTAATAGAGTCAGGTGTATCAATTCCAAAACAAGAAATAGGTAAACCTCTATCAGTTCCAGTATTAGATAAGACAGGACTAGCTAAACCAATCCAACCATTCCAAATATATTTAAAGAATTTGTTTTCAAGGTCAGGTCTATTAATTCTTGTAGCTATAGAGTGAGCTACTCTTCTATATGCTTTTTTAGGTGTTTCATCTGGGAGTAGATAGCCTTTTGAGATAGTGGCTACTCCTACTTCATCCATCCATTCAGGGTAATCTTTTCCTTTTACCCAATTTACTGTGTCTATAGTTATATTTCCGTCCATTTTTAAAATATTGATTCGTCCCACTGTAAATGTCCTTTTGAGTAATTAGTTACTCTTGAGGCAAAGAAATCTGTATGTTGTTTACCTGCTGATAGAGAATCAAACCATTTCATTCTTTTAAGAGCATTAGTATCAATTCCATCAATAATAGATCCATAACCTAAATCTCCTAATTTAGTATTAACTCTATTTTTAATAAAGGCAACCAAATCATCTTTAGAACAACCTTCAAGATCTCCTAATTCATAAACTTTATCAATAAAATCAAGTTCTAATTTTAGAGACAATAAAGCTGCTTCATTTATCGCTGCTTGGAGGTCCGGAGTGTTGAGGTGAGGATTTTCTTTGATAAGTGTTCTGAATAACCAACATCCTGCTTCGGAGTGCATTGACTCGTCTCTAATAGACCATTCAACAATTTGGCCGACCCCTTTAAGTTTATTTCGCATTTTAAAAGATAATAAGATGGCGAACGAAGAGAATAAATTAACTCCTTCGGTAAACGCCGAGAAGATAGCGAGTGATTTAGCAATATCTTGCAAATCATCCTCACCATCGAAATTATCCCTAGTAGACATAAGATTTTCAATTTTAGCCATTGTAGCTTCATCCTCGAGAAATTCTGAGAAGTTGTCAAGTCCAAGTGTTTCATTTAATAAAGAATATGCTTCAGCATGAATTGTTTCCATAGCACCAAAGGTAGTTGCCATTGCTATAATCTCAGGTTTTCTAAACCATTTAGTTACTAATCCAGTCCAATAGTCATTTACTATTGTTTCAGTTTGAGCAAAACCTTTTAAAATAGAACCAATTATGTTTTTTTCTGTTTCTGTTAAATTTTGTTTCCAGTCATTTATATCACTCATCATTGGTACCTCAGTATGAAGCCAATGTGCTTGTTGTTGTTTTAGCCAATAATCGTGTGCTTCAGGATACTCGAATGGTTTATAGACGATTCTTTCCTGCAAAAGAGTTGATTTTGTCATTTTTTATTTATTATAAGCTAAGTTGAAAAAATTGTTGAGCCAAAAGAT